TTGTTAGACGCATATGGATCAATGTATACTTTGTATCTACCGTTTAATGTACCAGCAAAAGTGTTACCAGTATCATCAACGTTAAGTGAGTTGTTAAGAGCAGGAGCGTAATCTAATACACCAGCCATCTGTAAAGCAGAAGCAACGTCAGAAGAACAAATAATGATATTACCTTTTCCTCTTCTTGTTTCTTGTGCGATTACGTTAGCGTCTCTCTCAACTTGGAACATTAAGCCTTTGAACTTCTCTACTGACCATCTTCCGTTGGAATCAGTATCTAAGTCAAAAGTACCTGATGTAGTTGTGTTTGTGTTAGCACCTTTTTTCGCTTTTTCGTAGATTGTTCTTACTACTTCTCTGTTGATTTCCGCAAGGATCTCAGCAGATAGGATGTTAGCCAATTCTGTTTCAGCGTCTAAACCGTGGATCGCTTTAAGGTCTTGAGCAAGTTCCATTGTGTATTCTGCTTTTAACTGTCTAGTTTTAGCAGTAACAGTAGATTTCTCAATACTGAAAGCCATCTCAGCAAAAGATGATGAATTTTCCGCAGTAGTTGTTGCGATACCAGTACCAGCAGTTACTGAGGTAGTAGTGTCGTTCATCAATCCTGGATTTAGTGAAGCACTATGAGTACCAGTTCCAGAAAAGTCTGAATCCGCTTCATTGAATAATGCCTCTGTGCCAGAGTTACTTGTAAATCTGCTCTTCATAGCGAAGATAAGACCAGTTGGACCAGTCATTGGTTGTACACCACAGATGTCGTATGCGATTAAGTTAGGCATAGCACGTCTTACAAGTGAGATTAGGATTGGATCCCAGTTTGCTACAGCACTGTCACCAGTTACGTTCGCAATCTCACCCAAGAATGCTTTGTCTTCTTTAGCCGCTTTTTCTTGGTTTTCCAAGATAACAGCAGTTACAGCCTTTTTGTAGGGATTGTCAATTTTTGGCAAATCACCATGCTCTAAGACTGGAGACCACTTTTCTTGTAAGTTTTGTGAATTAAACATTTTGTTTATCTCTCCTTATTTCTTATTGTTTGTTGTAGATATCTCTACTTTGTCCCCTACTGATAGCAGCCGTATAGCGAGACATTGAATCACTCATGTCCACTACTGTGTTACCGTCATTAGAATCTTCGTTGATAGCGTCAACATTAGTTGTTTCTGCTGGTGCTTCTTTCTTCACGCCAAAGTAACTCTCTTTAATTGTATCAAGTTTCTTCTTGTAAGCGTCAGCGCCCTCAAAACTAATATCTTCAACTAATGATTTCATCTTCTCTTTCTCAGTATCAGCCATTCCGTCAACTGTGCTTTCAAAGATTTCGTCTTTAGTGAAACTATCGATAACTGTTTTATCTTCAACAGATTTCTCTACCATCTCATTAACTTTAGATTTCAAGTCTTCCAACTCTTTCTCTTTTGCTTCCAAGATGTCATATTTTTCATCTGGAACGTCAATGTAATGATCCTCAAATAATTGTTTTAGACCACCAATAAAGTCCTCAGCGATTTCTCCCTTGATTCCTTTTTCGATTGCTAATTCATTATCTGCCATCCATTGTTCAACAACGTAGTTTAGGTAGTTGTCAACTTTAGTTGTTAACTCTTCCTTAACTGTCTCTTTCGCTTCTGATAATTCATTTGAGTATTCACCCTCTAATCTTTCGATTTCAGATTTTACTTTTGATTTAACAGCCGCTTCAAAGATTGTTGCCGCTTTAGTTTTAAACTCCTCAGATAAAGTATCATCACCAGAAGTTAGCGCTTCAACATCAGCAGATACATCAATAGATTTTACTCTCTGATCCACTGCCTCTTTGTTTACTTTCTTGCTTTCTTCTTTTTCTTCTTCGTCACCTTTGTCGTCCATGCCTTTCATAGCGGACATCATTTTGCCGTAAGAAGCAGCGATTTCAGATTTCTTCATTTTAGACATGTTATCATACATAGCCTGGATCATACCTGATTTAGTCTTAGGCATTTCCATGATTTCATCTTCATCTTTATCGTCTTCTTTTTCTTTTTCGTCTTCTTTTTCAGCATCTGCGTCCTCTTTGACTTTCGTCATTGGTTCTGCTGGTGCCGCACCTTTAGTAGGAGCACTAGAGTCTTTGCCCATTTTGTCTTTAGCCTTGTCTTGCCCAGGTTTGTCCGTAGGTTTAACAACTGCTGGACCTAGATCCTCATAGTCGCCGCCCTTAACCATAGCGTCTGCTTTACCAGCACCCGCTTTGGGAGCGTCTGCGCCCTTAGGAGCCTCAGAAACGATTTCTTGTTCGTTCTTTAGTTCTTCAGCCATTTTAATATTCTCTCCTTATTTCGAAATAAAAATTTTGCGTATAACTATTTATCTTTTTGTTAATTTCTTCATAAAACTGTCGAAGGCATTCGCCTCTGCCGCAGCCTTACGTTGTCTAGTCTCACGCTCAATTTGTTCTTGTATTTCAGAAACATCTTGCTCTTTGATGATTCCGTTGTCCCAGATCCATTCTTTACCTTCCATTACGCCATTAACGAATGCTTGTGGTGCGGATGGATCCGCTACGATATCTGCGGCCGTCGCCAGGTAAAAATCACTTTTTACATAGTTCGTGCCACCTTTATTCTCCAAAGAGCCCATGCCTCTGGAAGAAACTCCTAATTGTGCGCCCTCATCTATCAAGGACTTCACAATCTTACCATATGGTGTGTCTGTAATCTTCGCTTCGCCTATATAATTACCTTTGTTATCACCCTCTAACTTAGTTATCAAGTGTGATACTCTCTCCAGATTTACAGTTGGACCGTCAGGATGCCCTAGTTCTCCAAATGCTCTCTTTCTCTGTACAAATTCCTTATTATATCTGCCTACTTCTTTCTCTAATACTTCTTGTGGGTACACACGGCCATTTCTATTCTTAATGTTGGCTTGCATGAAGATACCCTTAATCTTATGAGACTTCTTACCATTATCTTCTTCGACAATGTATTCTGCCTCGTTGATTTCTTCTCTAATTAGTTTCATGGTGCGTATTTTCCCCTTTTGTTCTATTTATATTATCTAACCTCTAAAACGACGGAATAACTATCTCCGTTCACAAAATTGTGAGTGGAGAACAAAATATCACCCGTTGGTGTGGTCGCATTATTGGCTATCTGAATTGCTGGTGTCTGTAAGTCTATCGTGCCAGAACCACCTAGGAAGAGTGCCGTTGCGTTGGTATCACCCTCAAACAGTATCTCCACAGCCCCTTTGGGGTCTGTAGTGTTGATTGAGTATATAACCCTCGCAATCTTGGTAGAGGTTGACAAGTGGTTCAAAGACGCACTTGTCATTTTCTCTACTAAACTCTCACCAGTACCATCTGACTTGTTGGTGAACTTCATCACCGTCTTACTACCCGCAACGTCTGCTATGGTTTGAGATGTTACTGTGTCAGCCATTATCTTGTCTGTCCTGACGCGGTGTAACCCTTAGTCTTCTTAACTTCTAAGATGAACGTACCAGTCACCGCACTTGCGTTGGTGACCTTTATATCACCAGTCACGCCTGAACTTTCTGGGTTAGTTATCATTGGTTGTTTACCATGATACCCATACTCGCCACTACCATGTACTGATATTGCGTGGTCGTCTGATGTTGCGTCAAACAAGAATGCTAAATCACTTGTCGCTGCCGTTGTGTTCCACTTGATACTCTTAATATCTAACGTTGGGTTAGATGAGTGTCCTCTTAATGCGGATGCGTCCACAACTGATACAGCACTATTCGTATCGTTATTGATTTCGAACATCACCACGTGTCTAGTCTCACTATCCACTAATGTTCTTTTAT